TGTTGGTATGTATGATGTTGCGGATGATTGTTCTTCTAGTTGAGCTCCCCATACTAAAATATCAGCAATATTGTCTGTCACTACACCGTAGTTGTTTCTTAAACCAAAAACTATACTACTTGATGTGGACGGTACTGTGTCAGTTAAATCTATTCTAGTCCAACCTTGACCGACTGTAACAGATATTGCACCTGTATTAAATTGAGCATCATAAACTATTATGTTATAATTGTTAGACGTATTTGATTTAAAATACAAACTCTTTACTGTTGTCGCTCCGCTTGTTACGGATACTGTTTGTGAAATTGTTGAAAAATCAGAAGCACCTACACCGCCGTTTAAATCAAACTGTATTCTGTCAGCAGTTAAATCTCCCTTTGGTGATGTCGCAAAATTATAGGAAACAGTAGGTGTAATTCCTGTACCCAAACTTCCTTTCGCCCAAACCCCATTACTAAAATCTTCACTATAAGTAACTAAATTAGTTGATTGTGGTTCTACTAATAAACTAGGACAAGAACCATCTGAATAATCTAATCTAGGTATATTACTAGCTACTTCTTCTATTAATCCGTTTTCATTAACTCTTGTAGCACTTGATGCTCTTGTAAATGTTAAATCCCCATTTCCGTTTGTTGGTAATACGCTATAAACTTTACTAGCTTTATAAGCTGATGGTATCATTGCAATACTTGGTGTTGCCATTTTTTATATATTTATACATTGTAAACTTTCAGTAGTTCCGCTATCCGCTTTCACTCTTTCGCTGAAAGAAATTATTAAATTACTTATTATTGTGTCTCCGCTCCAACTAGAATCGTAAGATATGCCATAACTTATGGAGTTATTAGCACCTCCTTGACCGAAACCAATGCTATTATTTACGTGTGCCTTTCCCCAATCGCTCATCTTGTTGTTGTTTTAAACTTTCATATAGCTTATTTAAGCTAATTATATTCTTTTCTTTCGGTTTGTACATTCTTTTTTTATTCTCCATTATAGTACAATGCTAGAGAATGAATTAGGGTCTTTATCTGGGTACATATCTCCATTTTGATTACTATTATATTCTGGGAATAATTGACTATTGTAACAGATATAGTCTAAAAATCTTCTAGTGTAGAACTCAGCCCTATCAGAAACCTTACTCTGCATCCTATCTACATCTCTGAAATCTACACCTTCCGATTCCTCTCCTCTATGCTTAGTTACACCTCCGTTCTTTATCTGAAACATAGCAAAAGGCAAATACTCTAATTGAGTAAACCATATCAACATTGGTTTAATGTAATCATCTCTTAACAATTTATAGTTAGAGTTTCCTGCATCATCAATCTCTCCACTTAAAATTAAAGCTTGTAACCTATCATAAAGATTACCCCCTAGATAATTCTGTATGTGCATATCTTGTGCAACCTCAATATAATGTATTAATTTATCTGCATCCGTATTTCCATCTATAATGGATTTAGCTTTAAGGTCTAGTACGGTTATAAAAAGTGCTTTCATATTCCTAAAAAATCTTTAACTTTGTTTAAACCTGCTCTATAAGCACCTTTATCAGCTCTATCTATCATTCTCTCTGTCATTTCACTTGGATTATTAGGTTCTCTTAAACCACTCTCATAAGCACTATCAGTATTTACTAACTTGTTGCCTTTTTTCTTATAAACTCTTAACTCCCAATAGTGGTGGCAGTTTTTTCCTCCCTTAAATTTTAGTAAACTATAGTTTTGCTTATTATGTCCTAATTGGTTATTTACACCCCTAAAAGACATCATATTAATATCTTCCTTTCTGAACACAACATTCTTTCCTGTTAAGTTTTCCATTCTCTTACAGAAGTTTCTGCTATCAGGTGATTTCCTTTCTGGCATATAAGCATATCTAATCTTATAAATATCATCATCTTCTTTAGATTTTTTGTTAGGACTTGCTTTTATACCTAATCTCTCTAACCAAGACTTGCTACTTAAAGCTAATTCAGATGGATTTAAGCCATCTCTAGCCTCATTATATACTTCACTATGGACAACCTCCCAATCGTCGCTTAAAACCTCTCCTAAGCCTTCTAATTGATTTAACATATCGTCACCATCATCATCAGAAAAATCATCCATCTCTACAGCTGATAGTTTCTCACCTGTTTCTTCTTCTTTTCTAATCTTAGTAGATATATTGTCTAATTCTGTAAACTCTATAGGTTGTAATGTTACAAAGTAAATATCTTGATAAATATTATTAAATTCTAATATCTCTTCTAGGGCATATTTAATCTCATCTTGGAAAGGTCTTATAATAACATTATCCATTAATACGGATGCTGTTCTTAATTCCTCTGCATTGTTACCAAAACCTGTATTATCTTTAATACCTAATAGAATTGGTGATACAATACCATGACCTAGCATTATCTTTTCTCTTGCTTCGTCCGATAAGAATTGATATTGAGCATGAGCATCAGGTAAATGTATAGCCTCTATATCTGCTTTAGTTTCTGCACTATCATTAAACGCTATAATTGTTCTACCTGCGTTTGAGCTTCCGCTAAACTTTGTGTTTATCTTATTCTCTATAGCTATCTGTGTCTCTGCATTAGGAACACCATTATTGAAATTTAAGAATAAGGATGGTGCTAAACCATTATGTATATTTGATATGTGATAATTAGATACTTCACATTCTAAATCTGCATACTGTAAACAAGCTTGATAGTCTGGTGTAGAGTAGTAATAAAATCCGCTTCTATATGGTTTTATTATGTATAGTTCCTCTAATTGTTTTTTGCTACCGTTTTTAAAAGTAGGTATGGGTTTAGGCTTATCATTTGGTTTAATATCTTTCCATTTAGGATGATAATAGTATGCTTTAATTACACCTTTGTCTGTAGCTTTAGCAGCTCTTAATGTTTCCATTGGAAAGTGGCAAACCTTTAATATCTTTGTCTTAGATTCATTATAGGTAAGTTTTAAAGCTCCTTGACCTAATTTCTTCCTATCTACAACAACTCTTTTAATATCTCTAGGTCTTAATAGTTTCTTCATTCTAACATAATCCTCTGGAAATAAATCAGAATTAGTAGATTCTATCCCTCTACCAAATATCATATCAGATATACCATTATTACACCTAGAATTTGTAGGACTAGATAAATCTAAATCTATAAGCCTACCAAAGTAATTATTATCATCTCCCCAAGAAATCCAATCATTTCCATATTCTTCTTTTACCTCTGGTGCTTCATAAGAAGATAGATTAATAACCCTTACATTATTGTAATTCTTTTCTTTATTACTCATTATACTATATATGTATTATCATCAGTTGGACTATATGGGTCATATAAATTTTGTGATATAATATGTTTAACCGTATAATCTGTTTGAGTTGTAGAGAATATTTTATCTCTGTATATTAAATTTCCATTAGATGTAGCCTCTAAAAAATAAGTAGAACCTTCTTCTAATATTGTACAAGAAAAAGATAAGTCTATAAAATTACCATTTAAAGCAACAGCAACATCTAAAATAGTTTCACTTGTACCATCTCCGTCTTTTCTTATACTTAAATTAACATCATTATAGATATTAAATATATCAGATGTACAAGAAATAGATTCTACACTAGCACCATCTAATATAGCTCTGCTAGAATAATCAGATTCATATAAAAAATCTGTTACTCTAGGCATTATAGATATTGTTTGTATAGAAGTTGTTGGTAATAAAACTATCATAGTAAGATAACCAATAAAGAAAAAATTGTTTTGTATAGGTATAATAATAATAAATTAACCCATAGTAAACCTTAAAAGACTAATTAAGTAGAATAATGAAGTATTATTAGATATATTTGCTTTTTTTTACAAATTAATATAGCTATCCTGTATTGGTATAACTTTTTATATATATTTTTATCTATTTGTTTCTACCTATATTTATATGATTGTTAGAATACTTTATTTTAAAAAGTAAATCATTTTACAAATTAATATTTAGCGAAGTTAGGTAAAAAAAAACGGAAAGTCAAGTTTTGTTAATAACTTATTGTGTTTTAAACAAATTACATCTTTTTGGTTATCTTAATATGAATAGTAAAGAAATAAAACCTACAGATGGAAGAAAAGGTAATTCAAGAAAGAAATCTATACCTATACTTCCTGTACCAGAAAAGGAACGCTCAAACAAACCAGCGTTAAACAGAGCCAAGAAAGATAGAAAGAAGATTTACGCTAAGAAAGCTATTAAAAACATATTTGGTAGCGAAGTAAATGCTTTTGAGGCATTGGCTAAACAAGCTGAAAAAGGCTCATACAACCACATGAAGCTTTTAATGGATTATGCTTATAGTGATGATGTGCAAGATAAAGGTAGTTCTATTAAAGCACCTACTATAAACTTCTTTGGAGATAGTGAGGTAGGGCAAAAGGTTAAGGATAGAATTATAGATGTAACAAATAAGGATGAATAGCAATATAAATATTAATAAAAAATATATTCCTTTATTCAAGAACGATAACAGATACTTCTTAATTACTGGAGGTAGGGGAAGTGGAAAGAGTTTTGGAGCTACGGTATTCTTACTAAACCTAACATACGAGAGGGGTCATAAGATATTATTCTCTCGTTATACTATGATTTCTGCTCACACATCTATTATACCTGAATTTATTGAGAAGATTAACTTAATGGGTGTTCATGCAGATTTTAGAATAACTAAGGATGAGATAATGAATCTAAAGACAGGTTCTTCTATTATATTTAAAGGTATCAGAACATCATCTGGTAATCAAACAGCAGCCTTAAAGTCTATTAACGGTATTACAACCTTTGTATTAGATGAAGCGGAGGAATTAGTAGATGAAAGTGTGTTTGATAAAATTGACCTATCTGTAAGGGTTCAAAGTAAGCAGAATAGAGTTATATTAATAATGAATCCGTCAACAAAAGAACATTGGATATATAAACGTTGGTTTCAGAACGAAAACGTCTTAGAAGGCTCTAATTTAACTAAAGGAAGTACAACTTACATACATACAACTTATAAAGATAATAAAGATAACTTAGATAACTCTTTCTTGCAGAATATTTACGATATGAAACGCAAGAGACCAGACAAGTACGAACATCAGATACTTGGTGGTTGGTTAAATAAAGCTGAGGGTACTATTATAAGAAAATGGAGAGTTGGAGATTTTATACCAACAGAACTCACTTGTTATGGGCAGGATTTTGGATTCTCAGAGGATTTAACCACACTTGTAAAGATTTCTGTAGATAAAACTGCTAGAAAAATATGGGTAAAAGAGATTTATGGTAGCAAAGGATTAAGTACCTCTCAGATATATTCAAAGAGTAAGCTTGAATGTGGATTAGATTTAATTATTTGTGATAACTCAGAACCTAGACTTATTAATGAGTTAAAGGTTTTAGGTCTTAATATAAAACCTACTATAAAGAAAAAAGGAAGTATTTTATCTGGTATTGCCTTAATGCAAGATTATGAAATTATAGTAGATAGAAATTCTCATGGAATTATAAGAGAAATTAATAATTACGCTTGGAAAGATAAAGGCGAAGTGCCTGTAGATAAATTTAATCACTACATTGATGCTATCAGATACGGAATGATGTATTTAGTACAAGGGATTAACTCTGGCGTATATGTGATAAGATAAAAAAAAGAGGTAAGCTCCCCAACTTACCCCTTTTAACACATGAAAAAAACAAAATAATCAATTAACCTCCCTAAAACTGATATAATCTTACACAAATATAATGCAAATAGTTTTACTGTGCAAATATTTTAGTTATTTTTTATAATATAGCATAACTATCTTTACAAACAACCTCTCCAACAGCAGGTGGGTTAGAGTAAACTCTATAATAGAACCACTCTTCACTACACTCTCTAACAGCCTTAACTCTCCAATTAATAACACCTACACTATTAACAGTTTCCGTTACTCTTAATGTTGTTGTGCAGTTATCATCACATATATCTTCATCTCCAGATGAACAATTAAATAATAATAATCCGATTGATAATAATAATAATTTTTTCATAATATATAGTTTTAAATTTATGTTTAATATGATGGGTTCTATGTTTAATATGATGGGGGTAAGACGTTTAATATGATGGGGGTAAGACGTTTAATATGGAGGGGGGTAAATTCCTTTCTTTTGCTGCGTTTCCTTTGCAGTTAATATTATGAAATATGTTTTCTATTTGTATAGCCTCTTTTCTGTTTGAGCATTCGGCTAGAATGTAATAGTTGCTTATATCCTTATTATAAGAATGTTGATTCATTCTTCTTTTTA